GCACCACCTAATGCGCCTGCTGCGGTACTAGAAGTTTTAACTATAGGATTCTGTGGGGAATTAGCTACTGCTGTATTGTCTAGTATTCCTGTTTTAAATTTGATCTGTTGATCTAATGGGAAGTCTCTTGCTGCATTAAATCTATTGTATTGATCCGTGAGGAAACCTTGGTCAAAACCTCGAAAGTTAGCTCCTGCACCTAACATTCTATTACCAGCAGTATCTATGGCGGTCTGACCTAGACCATAAACATCCTGTAAACCACGATTAGCAGATAACCCTTGTCCAAACTGTGTATTACTTTGTCTTAAATAATCATCCATTAAAGATTTATTAATATTAGTTGTTACCTGTGCTTCTCTATCTCCTCTAAATCTATCAGCTAACGCTCTTTCTACTCCTACAGTAGAACTATTGGTATTATTACTGGCAGACGCACCTAAATTAATAGAAGGTAATACTTGTTCATCTATTCTTCGGTTAGTACCTCGCATAGCAGCATCAATAAATGGCTGTGAGTTAGCTAAAGCATAATCCTGAGCTGCACCCATAGTGTTTGCGTTTGATCTATTGTATAAATCAGCAAAGTTTTGACCAAATCCAAAGCCAGTATTAGTTAAATCTGAGGCTTGTCCTATACCAGCTAAACCTTGTGACCCCATGTACTCATTACCTAGATATTGATACGGATTAGGTGCTGCATAAGTTTGACCACCGTATGTACCTGTAGCTAAAGCGTCAGCAAGTGCTTTTTCACCGCCTGTGTATGCTCTTTGTAAATAAGGTTTAGAAAACTCAAAGCCTCTGTTTTGTATTTCGGCTGCTTTAACTTGTGCTTTACCTGCGTCCCTAGCACCTTTAGCTCCCATAGCTGCGCCTGCTAATGACAATATAGCTCCGATCATGCTGTTACTCCTGTGTATACTAAATGTTTAAACTGCTACCCACGCTGTACCGTTGTAGACAACTAGACCTTGAGAGTTGTTACTCAGTGGATTCCACGGTAAGACATTGAATCTAACCATTCCTCTCCGTGGATTACTTGGTTCTTTGTCTGTAGTTTGGATGTCTGCATCAGCCATAGACAATAAGGTATTTTCTATCCTTTGAAATTCATCAATAAGGTATTGTTTTACGTTGTCATCTATAGATGGGTAGTTTTTACGGCTATAACGAGCAGTTACTACATCTGTTTTCTCATTAATTGCCATGTGTTATCTCCTTCCTGTAGTAAGCATATCCATATCAAAACCAATAAAAGAAAAATCTTTGTTATCAGTTGTAGTTAATTTATAGGATAAATACCTACCTGCTGCTCTTGAGTCTATCTTGTGATCTGTTGATGTAGTGTAAGTCACTGTAGATTCATAGTTTGGAGAGTTTTCTATTAGATCTGCTGCTCCAAAGTTAAAAGCAAATGCTTTATTTGAGTTACTCGTAGTAATCTGTGGGTATATCTTATTGATAACTTTATATCCAGTTACAGTAGATAACTCATCTAAATCTATACCTGTTCTTTCTAAGAATGGTGCTTTAGTAGCTTCACTGTCTAAAGCAAACGAAAGTGATCCAGTGTCACTTAAGTCTAATCCATACAGCTTATCTGAGGTAATACCATCGGTACTGTTGTCTTGTCCTACAAAGATACAGTGGGTATCAAAGTTGGCTTGTTGTGACCAGTATGAGCCACCTATGGCTTCGTATGAGGCTGTAGAGTTAGCGTATGTGGCACTGGAGTTTACGTTAGCTATAGTGGCTGAACAAACATTAGGTAAATCTAAGAAAGACCAAGTGTTATTCTTGTAGTTATATACGGCTGCTCTGTTGCATTTAGTAGACGATGTGAACTCAGCCATGTCGTCACCTGAATGGTAACAAAAGTAAACTTCTTCTAACTCTGGATGTCTAGCTACAAAACATACGTTAGTTTTAGACGTATCTAAACCTCCAAATATGTAGTTCTTAACTCTTTGGTCTACTATGGATTGTCTACTGTTACCATCGTGAACATAGATGTCATTGTCTGAGAAGACATAATGTTTACTGTCTATTTCAATAGCACAGTTTTGATTAATGATACCTATGTCACTAAAGATTTTCCTAAAGTTAAATATAAACGTACCACCTACAAACTCCATTAGGTAAACATCAGTCTTAGAGTAAATAATAAAGTTAGTACCTAAAGTAGCTCCATCTAATATAGGGGATTGCATTTGTACTAGATCATTAAATCCTGCACTCTTGGTTGTATCTGTAGCATCCCAAGAATCAGGAATAGCATTGGCAGTCGCTATGTTAGACCACCTTACTCTAGTTCCATAGTTAGTAGAACTTTCAGTCATATTAAGACCAATCAAAAAGTCTCCATAAGACCTTAATGACTCAGCTCTCCAGTTAGAGTCCCAATTGGTTAGAGCAGCAAAATTAGTACCCCCTATCAATTTATAGGAAGGAACTTTATCGCTACGATTAATATAAACAATGTTAGCTAGAGTAGTACCAGTCCACGTCAATTCTGTGGCTGAAGTGGCACTTATAGATCCTGATCTGTCTGTGAGTGAACCATTAGAGTATTCTTGGATGCTGTAGGTGTCAGTCGCTATAACTACAGTAGAGTAACCTGTGATGGGGTTGACACCATAGACGTATCTTGGGTTAAAACCTAAGCTGGCTTTAACTGTTCTAAAGACAGGGGATCTTAATACTGCACCCTCATCAAATCTTACATTCTTGGCTCTAGTGTAAGCAGATATAGGTAAGCTTGCAGGGTCTATATCAGTGACTACACCTACGTCTGATAAACCTTTGATTGGTAGTATTTGTCCCATGATTAGATACTTCCTGAAGCTGTGATATCCCCTACGGTAGTCATTACACCACCTGAAGTTAATTTGAATTTGGCTGTACCATCATAGAGAAAACGTAGGTCAGTCCCTACTTGGTCAATAGTCCAGTTACCTAAGTCTAAGACACCCACATCGAGTGTCCCATCGACATCACCGTTACCTGAGATGTCTAAAGTAGCTGCATCTATTTCTCCTGTAATCGTAATGTTACGACCACCACTAATATCTTTGTTACCATCAGCTACTATGGCTTTTGAGGCAACTACTGTACCTGCTGTACTGCCATCTAAGAGGTTTAATTCAGAAGCCGTACTGGTGACTCCATCGAGTATATTAAGTTCACTAGCAGTAGACGTAACACCATCTAAGATATTAAGTTCGGCTGTAGTGGCTGTAACTCCATCAATAAGATTTAGCTCGGTGTGTGTCGCTGTGACAGCTCCAGATACGTTGGGAAAGGAAGCTAAAACAGTGCTTTTGATTAGACGTAAATGATCGTCAGCTTGACTTAGGGAGTCTGTAGCTGCTGGGTTCGATGCGTTTAGACTGTTGATGTATGTGCCACTCTCAAGTGCCATGTGTGTAACCTCTTTTTATGTATTAGTTGAACTCAAGCCAGATCGACCACAATAACCAGCTAAACCGTAGAGACATAAGTTTGTTCTTAGGTCTGCTAGTAGTCTCAAATCTGGATATCTGTATCTCAAACTCTGGTAGAACGTGGAAGAAACCGTTGTTTATTAGGTCTTCTTCAAATGTAAGTTTCATAAGTTTCTCTTTTAGTGTTTTTTGAAAATTTAGACTCTACTCAACAAAGCCTAAATAATGAAATAAGAACAAAGCATTTAGCGACATTTTTGAAATCGACAACATTTTAACCCACCTGCGGTCACTTTTTTAACGTAGGAATCCTATAAGTCATTGATTTACTTAGGTTTCTATGGTTGACAGATACTTAATCTTGTGTCCTTGTCTGATTTTTATTGGGATGAGGCTATATATCTTAAGAACAATCTTGGTTTAACCTTAGCCATCCTTAGCCATCTCAAGTCATCACCAGATAACATTAGTCATTAACATTAGTAATCATAAAACTAACTCAAGATAACAAATGATCATAAGGAGTCGTTTAATCTCAAGTTATGATCATAAGTTATCTCAAGTTAATTATGAGAGACATGATGATTATCATTAGTAATCTTTAGTTATCTATAATAATAATAATTATGATCATTGGTTATCATTAAGGGAGAAGAGAGAGATATGATACCAATGTATTATATTATATAACTAATGTTTTTATGGTGATTACTCTTATGGTTATTATATATATATATATGATAATAATATCTTTAGATAATCATCATGTCAGGAAACTCATGGTTTCTATTCCTATAGGTCGCCAAAACTCCCTTATTTTGATTACTTTTGATAGATTAGATGTCATTTAGTTTATAAATGGAGATAACTAATTGTTTTCATTAGTAATTTAGTTAATGATAAAGGTTTACATTTAGTAATCATGGTTGTATACTATATCCATAGTAAGTAGAGAGACTATATATATAAATAACTAAGGGAGAACATAAGATGAAACTACATTACACACAATATGAACAAAACTATAAGAGCTATATTCTGGATTGCTTAGATAATGAAGATGAATTAATTGGTAAATCTTTATCTGATGAAGAAAAAATAAGTTATTTATTTGATCGCTTTAATAGTGAGTATGGCTTC